CAGGATTGGGTGATCGTCCTTGGAGGTATGTAGGCGGGTTTTGTAATCCCGTCTATCCTTTCCCATATAACCAATCAACGAATGAATATGTTGATTGGAATAAACATTTGGGAAACCAGTCTTTGAGTCTCATCCCTTCTACTAGCGGCTGGGGTCCAAAGGCGTGGGCTGCAACTGCGCCCCGTATAGAAATGGCAAGTGGTCTCGTGTTTCTTTCAGAATCACGCGACATTCCCCGGATGTTAAAGCAGTCCTCTCAGGACTTCCATAGAATTTGGAAGGTCATGGGTGGCAGCGGTACATCTTGGAAACAGGCACCCAAAAAGGTGTCTGACTCATTTCTGAACCAGCAATTTGGCTGGAACCCTTTTCTTTCCGATCTTAGTAAGTTTTATAATGCTTACAAGAATACTGCATCTTACATGGGCAGAATGGCCCACGGTAATGACCAGTGGAAAGTATATAGGAGGACCCTGTTAGATGATTTAAGTGAGACGAAGATTACTAGTGGAACGGGACGGGTATTTGAACCCGTCTTATTCTACGATCATCTTCTGCGTCCAGGTACGTCTATTCAATGGGAGCTTCGTGAGCAGATTATGACTCACGTTACTTCTGTTGGTAGATTTAAATGGCACAACTCACTTTTCGACAAGAATCCTGGCTGGGAAGACGGTCCCTTGTTCGCTAATAATAGCGCATGGGATAACGTACAGCGTCAAATGACGATGTACGGTCTTCGCGTCAGTCCGTCGAACATCTGGCGTGCTACACCATGGACATGGCTCGTCGATTGGGGTCTTGGTATTGGTCGGAATATTGACCGCCTCCAAGAACAACTAATCGATGGTGTCGTGTCCCAGTACCTTTACCTTATGCATCACAAAACTAAGCGGTTAGAACTTAGAGTTCTTCTCCCGCTAAAGTCTGGAGATGTGAATCTTACTTGGTATCGAACTATTGATACCAAGCAGAGGAAAGAGGCAGGTAGTCCATATGGGTTTGACTCGCCTTGGGAATCTCTATCCCCAATGCGTCTAGCGATCCTTGCCGCACTTGGCATATCTCGTAAAGTTCCTACCAAGGGCTTTTGAGAAGGATCATATCGTTCCACACTCTTAGACCTGCGCCAAAGGTTGGGAATCTTTGGTGTTAGTGTGGTATAAACTCCCGATAATACTTTGGAGGTCAACCACAATATGTTCGCAGATCCACAAGTTGTTACTGTCAATTCAGTTGCTCAATCGATGCCTCGGGTATCTAGCGACGGTAAGTCGTCTATTTACCAGAAAGCAGACCAAACCTTCACCTTGAAGATTAGTCATACGGAATCCGGAGACCGTTCTCGGTCTATGGCCCGTATCGATCAAAGAGCAATTGTGGCCGATCCGCTTACCGCGGAAAACGACTATCAAGTGCTCTCTTTCTACTGCGTGATTGATAGGCCCAATTACGGGTTCTCTCAGACACAGGTAGATCAACTGATAGCAGGTCTTAAGACCTGGCTTGACACAACGGCGTCTGGCAAGTTGTTTGGACAGGAGTCCTAATTGAACTCCAAG